AAGCCACCTGCTCAGCACTTGGCTGTAATTGGTAGGTAGGGTTGCTTAAAAGTGCATTTGCCATTTTTAATTAGTTTTAAATTTTTTATACTCGTTTTATACTGCGAATTTTCAGGTTTCGTCCTGAATCAGGGTTTATCGCTTTCACCTGCATTCCATCTGTTGATTTGCCAACTTCAGGGGCTTTACGCTCCGACATATTGATGTTCTTGATTTTACGAGTAACATCATCGGTGGCATCAGCTAATCCTTGTTCATAAAAGAACTTGGCAAACTTATCAGGATGCATTGCTATCGACAAGGACCTATGATAGCCTGCTGCGTCTTTCATCAAACCTTGGTCATCCAAAAACTTATTGATAAAGTTTTGTGGAGTTGCTTGGTTCTTTTTCAACTCATTGGCGTCTCCCGGAGCAAACGTGAACTTTCTGTCATTAACACTAAACTCAAAACCTTTGAACTCATTGCTAAAAACATCATTCGTCTTTTGGTCAAACCATTGACGTTTACGAGTGTTCTCCTCTTCTATGGTCTTTGCCTGTTGGGTATATTGCTTATAGCTTTCGTATATTTCCTTTTCTCCATCGGGGATAAATGCCGTACTTGACTCAAGGGGCATTTTGTATTTCTCCTTCTGAGAATTAAAATATTTCTTGGCTTCAGCAAGAACTTTCTTTTTTGCGATTTTTGCTTTCTTTACGGTTGACTCATCATCCAATTCCTCGTCAAATTTGTAGTCATCCATCAAAGCCTCGATGTCATCACTATCGAGACCCTCCTGCGTAGCAGTTAGGTATTCTTTAAGAAGTGCGTCAGGATTCATTGTATCAAAGTCCTTCTTTAATTTAAGGAAGTCTTCGAAACCACGCCCTGTCTCTTTCTTGTATTTCATATAAGCAGCTACATCTTCAGGAAGAGCCTCATTGTTTTCACGTTCAGCTACTAAATCATCTAATGAGTTAATCTGCTTATTATATCTCTTACCAATATATGAAAGAACGTCTTCATCTTTTAAATCAATTGCTGCAGGTGCAGGGTCTTGATTATCATTATTCGGTTCCGGGTCATTTGCTTTTGGCTCAGGGTCCGGATTGTTATCTTGAGTTAACGATTGCTCGTGCTTATCAAGTAATTCTTTTTCTACTTCTTGAACACTCTTCGGTTCAATTATGTCTAATGCTCTAACTTTAAATTCCATTTGATTTGATTTTATTTATACAAACTTATACAAAAATTTTGACATTTTTAACGAGGCTCAAATTCCGCTAAGTCAAACCCATCCAAACTATCCTCGTTTGATTCAAAACTCATTGGAGGAAGATTGTTCTTTCTTTGATTAATTAACTTAGATTGCTCGGTGTTTTGCTGACTAATTCTTTTCGCTTTTGCATCTTCTTTCATCTGCTCTCTTGAAGTTAAATCGCTCATCTCCATACCACGTAACTGCATATTATACTCAAACTCTTCACGCATCAACTGAGACTTAAGCATTGCTTCGTTCTCAGAACGCTGCATATCAAAAGCTACCTCAGCTTGCTTAACCTGCATTTTAGACCTTGTCTCTAACTCAATCTTTTGTAGTGCGGTTTGAGAAGCCATCTGCTGAGCCTGCAATGCCTGCTGAGCAATCATTGCTTGTTTCTGCATAGCCATCTTCTCCTCACGCTCTTGGGTCTTAATACGCTTCATCTTCAATAATTGGTTCGCAAGTTTAATGTTGCGAATCTCACGAATGTCAATAGCGTCTTCAAGATTAATATCACCTTTAGATAATGCCATCTGAATGTTCTGCTCAAGCTGTGCTTTTTGCTCTTCATCAGGAGAAATCTCTATAAAAATACCAAAGTCATAGATATACAACTCCTTAATCTCATCTAAGATTGACACATTGTATTTACCAATTTGGTTTGCAAACTCATCTTTAAAGTCAGAATACTGAAGAATATCCCCTACTCTGTAAGTAAGAGCCTCAGCTAATGAACGATAAATGTACAATGAACCATCAAGGATATGTCTTGTTGCTGTATTAGAGTTTAATGCAGCTAACTTTTGTAGACCAACTAATGCATTCGGGTCAGGGGTAGAACCATCACGTGCCTCGTTAAGACCGGTCACTGACCTAATCATATCAATGTAGTGGTTCATATTTGTAATCAACATCTGCGTTTTAGCAGCACCTGAGTTAGATGTAAGCTGAGTGATAGGCACTCTTGCATTGTTGAAGTCACCATCTTGAGTGAAGCTACGTCCAATTACACTACCTGTTTGGAAGTATAATCTAAGTGCGTCCTCAGGATTGTATGCGTTACCTGTACCTAAGTCAATCTCATTCAGACCATCAGCATCAATGAAGACACCATCCGGTACTGTACGAGCAATAACTTGTTGTAGTTTTAAATGCGTGATTTGAATCAAGTCAGCAAATGGTATCATCCTTCTGCATAATGACTCAATAACACCTTTATACATACGAGGTGCACAAGCAACATAGTTTGGTAATGCGTGTTGAGATGCTGACTTAGGACGAACCATATTCTCAGACATCTTCCATTGGATTAAGATATTGGTACCCATTACCATAATACCTTCATACCATACGTCAATGGTTTTCTCAATCTTCTCAAAGTTACCTTCCTCCATCATTTCAGCAGGAGGATTGAATGTTTCGTCTTTCTCAATTACTCGAGAACCACCACCTTCAAGTTTCTTCTTTTTATAAATAACTTTCTTTGTCGTCTTGTAGTTGAAATACATCAACGTGCAAGTATCACGATAGAACAAGCTGTTCTCGTAAAACTGTGCTACGTTATAGTAATCGTACCAAGCCTGACTATATTGTGTAATTTCTTGTAAATCTTCTTTAGTTAAAGATTGGTCAATCTTCATTAGTTCTGTAATTGGAACAGTCTTAATCTCTCCCCAATAAAAACAATCTTTAAAGAACGGGTCTTCAGTATAACTGTAGACAATGTTAGCAGGGTCAACGTAAGAAATTTTAACACCTGTTCCTTGTAAAAACTCGTGCTTAGCTACACCAATACCAATAACGGTAACGTCATAATCTAATCTCTTTCTAATGTCCTCATAATGATTCTCATCAAATATTGTGTTAATTGCTTCTTCTTCTGCTATCTCAATTGCAGGCTTATAATTAAGCTGCATATATAGTGATAACTCTTCATCAGTTTCAGGAAGAGCGTCAGGGTCCATCATAAATGTATCAACACCTGTCTTATCTTTAATGGTGCTCAAAATATCTTTTGATACCATCTGAGCCTCAATCATATCTTGATACTTACTTCTTTTAGCTTGAGACATTGCATCTTGTGCATACGTCTTTACTTTAAATAGTCTGTCAGACATTCCGTTTACAACAATGTCGATAAACTTAGGAAGGATAGGAACCGGAGTCCAATCCAAGTTTAAATAAGACAAATCGCCATCAATGGCTAATTCATTCTTGTATTTACTAATTGGTTGTTCACCACGAGCGTATAGTCTTAGTCTGCGGAAATCCTTCCATTGACCATAGTATCTACACGAGTTACCATCTTTACGGAACCACTCATATTGGATGGCTTGCCCAACTTGCAAACCAAATGCATCAGACGCCTTCTCTGCATCAGTTACTAACTGACTTGGGAATGATGTGGTGTTTATGTTGATTGTTACATTTTTCATCTAATCAATTGACTTGTTGTTCCTTCGTTTTTATATTTAGCGAAGTTAATAATTAATTTCGATTCTTTTTTCTCCGGCACATACAGATGCTTTTGATTAGCCATAATGCACAATCCTGAACTAATAGAGGCATCAAATTTAGTTCTATCATTGATGTCAAATTTAGCCCAATCCTCAAGTGTCCTTGTGAATGGCATTGTCCCCATCTCTTCGGGGTCTCTATATTTAGCCTCTAAATCTAATCCTACAAACTTTTCAATGTAAGACTCAATTGCGGAGGCGTGTGCCTGCTTTACGTCTTCTGATGAGTTTGGAATACCACCAAGTTCACGCTCAGTCTTTGTTAACTTAGCCATTTGCTTATCCGGTCTATTGATAGAGAAACCTCGGTATCCTCTATTTTTTATATGGTATAAAAGTCTTGGCTTATTATTCTCCACTAAGATAGGCATTCCATAGAATATACAAGCCATAAGCACTTCTTCAAAGAATATTTCTGCCGTTTGTGGACGAGCAATGTACTCCAAGAAAAATTGATTAGTTGGTGCGTCATCCATATGAAACTTAGTCATACCGTGAAGTGCACCATTAGACCCACGTCCACCCACTACTGCAGAGATGTCATACGAATCACAGCCAAAAGAACCAAGATGCTCATTGCCCGGATATTTAATTCCATTACGGACGTGAATGTTATTCTGCATATGCTTAGGCGGTGCCCAAGAAATATTAAATCTACCTCTTGAATCAGGCGTCCAAATAACTTGGGTATCCTTTATCCCATCCTTCCACGAGAATGACCCACGAGTAAGGTAATGTTCCTTAATCATTGAGTCGTTATAGTCAATCTGCTGATAAATCTTTGTAAGGTTAAATAACGCTTGCTTACTCTCATCACGAAATGCGTGAGATTGCGTTCTTGGGAACTGACGATAAAACTCGTTCAGTGCATCGGCATCACTTTTTAATGACTCAACCTCCGCTTCCCAATAGTCAATGGCTCCATTCTTAATCCAATTGTTATCAACTCCCATAATAGGGTCAACCGGCTTACGGAATACAGGATGACCATACCTGTCAATGAATCCTTCCATATTCCACTCCATCGGAATGAATATAGCGTATAGCCCACTTTTAGTCTGCCCGTTAGCATTACGATTCTTCACATTGGAATCCTCGTAAATATCTTTATAGTTTTGCCCCCCTTTGCTAAGTGCATTTGAAGTAGAACCCATCATACACTTGCCGATAATTTTACTACCCAAGCGAAGACAGGTTTTTGTTACACGCCAATTCTCCTTGATGTTTACAGGCTTAGTCCACTTTGCAGACTCATCGTGAGCCAAGAAAAGTAGCTTCTCTCCATCATAACTATTATCCTCTGTATTCTTCCAATCTATTGACGTATCAAGTCCATCGACATCATTGTCGTCAGTCTCGTACATATTTTTCTTGGTAATCTTTGCTGCCGGTACTCTATATGCCAACTCAGTCTTTGGCTTGTCCATACCATCCATTACAGGCTTAAAAAAGAATGGGAGTCGGCTATTGATAGGAACCACCTTGTCGGTGAACATCTTTTTAGCATCGGCACCCGTCTTAGATAAGATACCTATACGTGCGTCACGTGCGAGTGTACCTACGTTAACGCACTCAGACGATGACATAAACGAGAATCCCGAACGTCTAATCTTTAGGTATATCATACCAAATGACCTTGGGTCAGCACGACAGGCTTCCCAAAATATCCAATAGATTCTGTTGGCTTCTCTGAAATCAGGATAACCAATGTCAATACTTGACCACTGCAAATACATATAATGAGAGCCGGTGATATAGGTCTTGATTCCTTTATTCATAAACCAAAAGCCTTGCTCCCTATGGTCAAATTCCTGCTCGATATAATCTACCCAACGGTCTTTAAATTCTTTTGGCTTTTCGTTCCACTGAAATATGGATTGTATTTTGGCTAACTCACGTGGAAGTTCTTGACGCTCCCAATATTGTTCAGCGTTAGCGGAGTGTCTTTGAAGACACTTTTCAGGTGTTAATGGAAGAGCGATGCGTAATCCCTCTATCTCATATATCTGACCTATTTGCCCGGTCTTTGAAATAACAATAACATCGTATTGGTCGTTATACCCATATAGCCACGACTTCACTCTATTCTTGTTAGAGATGACAGCCGGTGGGATATAATCCTTTAACACCCTGCATAAGCTATTGTTTTGACCTTCGTTCTGCAAATCCTTGTTTTGTATCTGTTTTACTTACTCCACGTTCTGCGGAGTCTAAGTTTTCTTTTTCCAATTCTATTCTACTTAAAATCTCGAATGCATCAAAGATGGCTAACTTCTTAGCTGCTGCTGCATTCTTCATTTTATCTGCAGACACATCTGTGTCTGACTCGGTATCAATAATGTCTTCCTCAGCTACTTTCACAAGATGGTTAACAGCTTTGTATCCGGCTTCAATAATGCGTAGTTTTATTTCTTTAGTGTCTCTCATTATTTTAACTTTAAAAATATAACCTGAACCAATCTTGCTGTTTGTCCCTCCCCAAAGTTCTTAAATAAATTCCTCGAGTGCGGAGCGTTTGAGTCAAACGCTATCATACGATTGAATTTTGAGTACATTGTTAAGAGTGGCTTCTTATCCTCGTCATAAATGGTTGTACCATCATCCTCAGGAGCCTGCTCGTTTAAATATAAAAGACAGGTAATATCCCCCATCATTTCATCCGTATGTACAAAATTCGGTTCTTCTTGGTTCAATGGTGACTTACGAACAAAGTTTAAATCTACTTTGTAACCAAAAAATAGTTTACTAACGTATTTTGCAAACTCATCGTTGTTGTCTCGTGGCTGAATGTTTTTGAACACGTATTCACCATCTGCCACGTCTTGAAACCCGTGCAAGTGTATATCTGATACATAAGATAAAGGGTCTTTAATAATGTTGTCGAATGTAATTAGATTCATAATTTCATTGTTATTTGGTGGTCATACATCCTATATAACTTCTCATCATCTACCGTAAACTCGTATTCACTATCCGGGCTAAAGCATACCATATCTCCCGCTTTGATACCACGCTCAAGTAAGTAATCATTTGGGTATTTCATTATACCAACAAGAGGCTCGTTGGTAAATGGTTTCTTTATATAACTCTCTGTAGCCGGAACAGGTTTGACAAAGCAGAATCTATCATAAGCGTTCCACGTGGAGTCTTGCTTATACATAAAGAATTGCTCGGTCTCAATAAAGAACAGGTCGTCTTTGAAAAAAGACTTACCACTCTTTTGCCTACCCCTCATATCGTTATAAAACTTGAATACGTTATGGTGCACAAGTAAAGTGTCACCTTCCCTGATAGGACCTTTATAACCCAATGGAAGTTCTACGACCTCTGCAAATCGGTTAGAGAACTTGTGGTCCTCTTCAGAAGTGCTAACAATAAAGTCAACGCCTCCTATCTCTTTTGTATTATCGTACCTTCTTCCATTCACAGGTTTTGCTATGAAATAGAATGGAGACCTCATTAGAAGTTGATGTTATATTCAATGGAAATTGGAATGGTGGAGGTAAACTCTTTCCAAAGTAATACCTCCGCCTTCTCGTTTATAATGTATATCTTGATAGACTGCTTGTCTGAATCAAGTTTTATAAGGTGTATTTCGTTTGTATCGCCAAGGACTTTCTGCCCTACAATATAGTGCATAGCACCACCTTTGTAGTCGGGTCCTATTGATATTTTACGAATGTCCATTATAGTTCTTCTTCTTCCTCCTTAATGAATGTGATTCCGGTAGTCCAATTTTCAAGGAACGTGAACGTCTCTAAGCCATTAGTATTGATAACCTCAATTGGTTTAAAATCAAACTCTTTCTCATTTAAAGCCTCGACATCTTTAGTCAGCTTTTTAACGCCTTCTTTATTAAACTTATACTCTCCTTTCTCGTCCATAATAAGGACACCTTTGTCGTCAGTAGCAGCATTATCCAAACGTAATTCATCACGTTGTTTGTTGTAATCTTCGTGAGCAGGCTTTACCTTCTCATACAATTTGAATAACTTTTTCTGAACTTTTGTTTCTTGTTTGCCAATAACAGCATTGATAGATGCCACTAAGACATTTAGGTCTTTGTACTTTTTTTTGTTTTCCATTTGATTTGATTTTAATAATGTAAAAGTAATGAATATTTATTGAACTATGCAATAGTTTCCTCAACAATTGGAGTAGGTTCAGGAGTAGGTTCAGGAGGTGCCGGTGGCACATATTCACCTGTAATAGTTAATTTAAGTTGCGTAGCTGCCCAAGTATAAGCCCATTCGTTAACGTCTGTAGCAGCATCCCAATCTAAATACTCTTGTGCTGACATTGTTAATGCTCCACTTACCAAGTTATTGTACGTAGTAGAATCTGAAGTTGGAGGAGTTGTAGTTGAAATAATTTCAGTTAACTGATATTGAAAATTTGCAGTTGTAGCTAAATTATCAAAAGATGAATTTAATTGAAATAATGTTGCTTGTTTCTCTTCGCCATTTTGCCAAGAAGAAATTGGTTCAATTGTTTTTGCCATTTTATTTTTTAAAGTTTGGATAAAAGTTTTCCATTACACTATCCTGATAATTAAACTTAACAGGTACACTGTATGAAATATTTGTGTTAAGTAATATATAGCTTATTATTAATATAAATAATAAAATTATAATGGTTTTTACTGTTTTTAAATTAATTAAACTAATCATATCTTAATCTTGTGTTTGCGTTTATGGTAGCAATAACACTTGAATAAGTGTAAATTGGATAAGTAGCTACATATCCTATATTGCCATTCAGCCAATTATTATAACGAAGTCCTGCAAAAACACCCCAATTTGCATCTGTTGTTACACTTATTGTTGATGTAGTTACGGTGCTGCTATATTGTATTCCGTCAATATATAATAATAAACTAAATTGATTACCACTAAATCCATAAGCAACTGCTACCATATACCATTTGCCTGATACAAAAGCAGGTGTTCCACCGGTTCCAAATGGAATAGTTAGAGTATAGCCTCCTCCTGTGGTCCCATCAAATCTTTGATAATTTACAGATATGCCTCCTACGTCTGATATATATATTGAATGTCCTATTGGCGTACCTCCTGAACTTCTACCTTCGCAACCTATTATGCCATTGTAACTCGTAGGAAAACTTGTACTTCTAAACCAAGCAATCCAAGTAAATTGAGATGTTCCGCCATATTTTGCAACATTATCTAATCGTATAGCATATTGTGATGAAGTTTGTGTTGCTATATTACCGGGGAAAGTAGTTGTAAATCCCGTTACATTTACTGCAGAACCATTACCCGTTCCTGTTACAAAAGTGCCATTTCTTCCATTTCCACTTGTATCAATAATATTACTCGAACTTGTAGCAAACCTATTGCTTAATCCAAAATCGTGTAATATATCAGGACTGCCATTTTTATAACCATATCCCGGATAACTATAAAAACTACTTATACTATTTGGCGTAGCAGTTTTACCTGCCAATATACTTAATTGTCTTAATGAATAAGGCTGTACTACACCAACAGAATTTACTCCATCATCTGCAGCAATTCGGGTTAATCCTAAAATTCCACTTGCAGGTAGTGCCATTATGCTACTTGTTTTTTAAGTTCATTGATTTGCTTCTGTTGCTCTTTTATAGCCTCAAATAACACTGCTACTGCATTTTGATATTTAACTCCTTTTGTTCCATCTGAGTTTGTACTAATCAATTCAGGAAATTCTAATTCTAATTCTTGTGCAATAAATCCAATGTTATTATTAGAGTCAATATCTTTTCTGTCATATAAAACACCTCTTGATTTTACTACTCTTTCTAAAGCATTATCAATGCTTCTAATGTTTTTCTTAACTGATATATCAGAAAATGCTGTGATGTCTGCACTTGCGTATATCGCTCCTGTTACCTGAAGTGCATAGTCTCCATAACTATTTGTATTGCGAATCCTTAATTGATTATCTGATGAAAATACAAATCCCGTCAATCCATTATCATTCCCATATTTAGATTGTATATATAATGCTTTAGTTACAAGTTGCAGTTGCATACTATAATATTCTGTTCCTACTGAACCTTGTGCCCCACCTTCATTTACATTAAATACAATAGAATTTCTACCATTAGTACCAAATGAATACCCATCATTAGAAGCGTCTAATCTGCCTGTAAGAACTAAATTGTTCCTACCATATATGTAGGCATTATTAGTAATATAAAATCTATTTGCACCATCAAAACCTCCATCCCCCTTAAAAATAGCACTGTTTGTAGTACCTGATGTAACAAATAAAGGACCATTAAAATTACCTGACCCATTAACATCTAATTTAAAACTTGGACTTACTCCTATCCCTACATTACCATTGCTTGCTATCCTCATCCTCTCAGCATTATTGCCGGTATAGAATTGTATTGATGAAATGCCATCTATTGCTTGAGCAGTTATTTTTAATGACCTTACATCAGTGCTTGGATTTAACATTCCAAAATAGTAATCTTCACTATATACAAAAGCGACTCTATCGTTAAGTCCGTATCTTGCAGAGTAATTTCCACTTGCGTTAAAATTTGTTGCTGTAACTGAAGAGGCAAAAGTAGCTGCTCCTGCTATTCCAATACTAAACATTGTTACAGGCGATGCTGTACTATTACTTGTTTTAAATTGATATCCGTGATAAGAATTAAATTTCATTACTTCACCAAAAGGCATATTGATAGCACCAAAAGAATCGGCACCCGCATTACCACCTAAATTTATCCAAGTATTATCTCCTGTTGTATAACCACCACTTGCTCCAACTACAACTAATCCTTTATTTGTTACAGTGCTTGAGAATATACCTGCTCCATCAGGAGTTAATGTCATTTTTAATACAGGAGTATTAAATCCAACTTCTGTATAAAACTTAAATCCTGTTGTACTTGCTGTAGCTTTATATGCAGAAATGCCTGCTCCAAAATGATTAGCCCATCCAAAACCTAATTTATTTTCTCCTGTTGTACTTGCAGAATTATATCTTGTATTAGTAAGCTGTAATATAACCTGAGTAGATGAGTTTACATCTACGCCTTGATATGCTAAATCATAAATACCAACTCCTTGACCATTTGAATTTAAAGCACTATCTCCTATTGAGCTTGTACCTGTAAACTTAGGTATATAGTTTGTAGTACCTGAACCTGTAATTGAACCACTACCAATAGCTTGAGTAGATAATGTTCCACTTGCATCAGCCACAACCATACGAGTTCCTGTTCCTGAAAGAGAACTTAAATTAACTGACCCACCTGCGTATAATTTTATAGTTGGTATAAATGTGCCACTTAAGTCGTAACCTATTTGCCAAACATTACCTCCTAATGACCCAATAGAATTATTAATTGCTTCAGGTGTTCCTGAATCAAATTTTCCTAAATACCAATCCGGTACCCCTTGCCCCCTTGGAAACAAACCAAATCCCCCACCATAACCTAAACTACTTATAAAAGTAGCAGCACCTGTAAACGTAAAAGATAATGCAGTTATATCAGTGCTTGCAGAAAATGTATGAAATTCTAATTTAGAATTATTATTATCTCCCCAAGAACCGGCTATATAAGCAGGGTTAACTATATTACCAAACTTTAATCTTGCAGTAGATAAAGTACTTATAATAATATCATTAGAGCTTTCTTGAAGAATACTATTACCAATAGAACTACTACTTGTCCATTTAGGTAAAGTATTTGTAGTTCCTGTGCCTGTAACCGGATTAGTTAATACACTTTGATATTGAGGTATGTTTAAAGTCACCCCATTAAAAGTAGCGGCACCTGAAGTACCGGTAGTTGTTAATGTAATTGCTGTTTGAGGAGTAGGTAAATTACCTGCGTTCCAAATTTTATTGCCGTTAATAGTTACATCATCATTACTAAGACCGCCTGCTATCCCTGTTGCAAAATTAATTTTATCAGTACCTGAGTCGTTTTGAACATACAACTCTAAAACCATACTTTCACCTGAAGATGCATATAGTCTTAATCCACTTGCATCTCCACTCCCACCAAATGGGTCATTAGGGAATCTTAATCCTTTTGTATAATCAGTTGAAGTTGTTCCTGCTGCAAGAACAATTTGACCCGTCATTGTTCCTCCTGACAAAGCAAGATAACCTCCTGCAACTGATGGTGCTTTATTATTAAATGTATTCCAATCTGTGCTTGATAAGTAACCATCACTTGCAGTTCCTGACTGAGTAATACTGATAGCACCTGTTCCATTATTATAACTAATAGGAGCCGTTCCACTTAATGATGCTAATGTAATGTAGTTAGAGCCATTTGTAATTTGATTGTTATTGGTTGGTATTGTAATAACACCCGTAGTGCTATTGTAAGAACCACTACCTGCTACAAATGATAAAGCAGCACGTGCACGTGTGTTAGTGTAATACAAGTTTGTAGTTCCCTCAGGAATATTGTCAGTAGTTAAACTAACAGCACCTGTCTGTCCGTTCACGCTTACTACAGCGTCAGTATTATCTACCTGCTGCCAAGCTGTTCCGTCAAATATTGCCCAATCTCCTATGAACCAATCTGTGATTCCATCAAGATTTGTATTACCTGCCACTGAGACAATGTAATAGTAACCTCTTACTCCAACACCACTTGCTAATGCAGGCGTGTTAGTAGATGCGTTCCAAGTACCTTGATAAATTGTGCTACCAATGAGTCCATTGATTTGATTCTGTAGCTTACCAAATGCTGTA